ATTCAAATTCATCAGACCATAAAAAACCGTCCTCAAGCGGGACGGTTTCTGATGTAGACACTCGTATTAATTTCATTAGCTACTCTTTTTTATCCTTTCCAGTTCAGTCAGGAAATCATTAAAACTGCCCTGATTAGCCTCATCCACAGGGACATTAATTGTGCGGCCATTAATAGAGATCTGGTTGATGACAGTACGTGAAGGCTCAGCAGTTGGAGTGCTGGTTTTAGGATAGCTCACGTCCGGGGCCAGATTGTTTACATTGACTCTGGAACCAGTACTGCCCGACTTGCCTGCATATTCCTCCAGCTTTTCCAGCTGCTCGGCAATGAACATGTAGTTGCCGGTCTGTTTCTGGTTGTCGTATGCAGAGACACCATAACGCGCAGCATATTCATGAGAGGCTGAACGGTAATAACCACCTGGACCCTGTTGTGCCGTCTCGAATAGCTCCTTTGCCTTTTGCCGGGCATTACCGCTATAACCCATTTCAGTCAGCTGCTGCTCAATCTCATCAACTGAATAACCGTTTTTAGCCATAACTCCAGTTTTAGAGGCTTTAAGCTTGCCCTGCATGGCAGTAAGCGCTTCTGACCAGGCTTCAGTAGAGGATTTGGCCTCCTCTCTTGCCACCCGGCCAGCTTCACGATAACCATCACCAATGGCACTGGCTGAGCTCTCTACCCGATTATTGGCTTTGGTCCAGTCATCCATGGTTTTGACTACAGCCTGACCGCTATCATCAATCTGGATTTCCAGATTGCGGCCTGCATTTGCAGCATTAGTCGCAGCAATGACACCTGCATCACCCGATGCTGCTGCAGACTGAGCAGCCTTCTCATATGCTTTCTGGATACCTTCAGCAGTCGCCTTTCCGCTATCTCTGACGGTGATGTAATCCATCAAAGCCTGTTGAGCAGCAAGCTTTAAATTTTCCTTGGTTTCAATGCCTAGCCGTTTAAATGCCTCTGTCACCGGATCAATATCATCCGGTAGTTCTAAAGCCTGCATCTTGATAGCAATTAGGCCCTGTTCGACTTGGCCCGTTGAAACCTTACCTTGCTCACCAAACTCTTTAAGCTTGGACCTTGCGTAATCAATTTCAGCTTGGCTTTTAGCCGTCTGTAACCAGTTTGACCAAGACTGATAAATTATATCTCCTGCCGCTTTACCGGTAATACCTGCAGAAGCTAACTTACCTTTCAGATCAGTGACATTATTACCCTGCTCAGTAAAGGATTTAGAGACTCGATTTAACGCAACATCGATATCTACCCCAAGCTGCTTGGCTGCAAGAGAAGCTCTCGAATATGCATTTTCTGCCACCTGTCCAGACCCGGAATTAGCTGCATCCAATTCCGCAGCACGTACATTGCGGTTATTGGCGAGTTCCGTTTCCTTCTGGTCAATACCCCGAAGGGAATCTTGAGCAGATTTCAATGCACTTAAATCACCCGTGCGTTTAGCCTCGGCGATCTGTTGTTCCAGAACTGCACGTTCAACGGCGGACTGTTTCTGAAAAGCCAGATATGCCTCATCTGCCTTTTGTAGATTCTCTTTGGCCAGCTTGACAGATTCTTCCTTTTTGGCTGCATTATCTGCAGCCTGAGCAGCACCTTCCCAAGCCGCCACGCTAACCTTGCCTGCCTTATCCATTGTGACGATATAACCCTTCGTCATTAGATCAGCCTGCATGGTACCGTCCATGACCCCACCATTAGCTTTAATGGCAGCTTCAGCATAAGCTTGGGCAGAAACTAGCATGTCTTTATCCAGCTTAGCTTTACTGGTGGCATGCTCCTTCTCTCGATTTTCTAACTCGCCAGATTTCTGGATAATGGCATCAATTGTTGACTGGTTCCCATCCTTTCTAGCCTGGTTCAGCTGTGTATCGAGCGCAGCACGTTCTGTTGCTAACTCCTTGGTTTTCTGGTTAAGTCCCTTGTTTTGTTCAATCAACTCAGCAAACGTTGCAGTACTTCCAGCTATTGCCTCCTGATTCTTCTGTTCTCGTGTTTTTGCAATATTGTCTAAAGCTTGTATAACCCGGACTTCATGGTTAATAGCCAACTCATCTGCTTGATGATAAAGCTGCTGAGCTTTGGCGGTGAGGTCTTGAAATTCTTTAAAGGCCGCTTCTTTTGCATCACCAAACATAAATTTAGACTTCCAGTACATAAATGCACCAGTAGCCTCATACATAGCACCAGCAAAAAGATTTACAACAATTGCTATGCCTTTAAAACCGTCATTAAATAAGGCAAATACCACACCTGCTGCCTCAAGTGCTTTTGTAAAACCATTTGTTTTATCGACGGCACTGTCTATGCCACTATTGAAATTAAATATAGAGGTAAGTGCAGTATCTAAAACTTGAGTAGCTGTTCCAAAAACCTCTCCAAGTGATTCAACTAAAGACTTTAAAGTTTCATAGGCAGTACTTAAGGCTTCTTTAAGAGCCTCGATAGTTGCTGGATCAATTTTTTTAAGTTGATCACCGACCCAGATAAAACCATTACCAATATCGGTTAAAAACCGTTCAACGACATCCATATTGTCAGCAATAGTTACCAGCCATTGTGCAACTGTTGCAGATGCGCCAGTGGACTGATCCATGGTACCAATCAGGATTTGCCATTGGGTCTGGATACGCTGTAATGCATTACCTATCGTAGTCGGAAGCTTATTGTAGTCAGCTTCAATTGCAGCTGATTGTTTCTGTAGGGCCTTGATTACGCGTTCAGCAGATAACTCGCCGTTTTCTGCCATGGTACGTAACTCACCTGTAGTCACACCAAGGGATTGAGCTAAGGCTTTAGAAATTCCTGGAGCCTGTTCCATGATTGAGTTGAACTCATCACCACGGAGTACTCCAGATTGCAGTGCTTGGGTAAACTGGACAATAGCATCTTCACTGGCCTGTGCTGATCCACCTCCTGTTTGAATGGCCATATTGATGGTTTTTACCAGTTCCAGACTTTGCTGCTGGGTCATTCCCATCTGTTTGCCAACATCATTCACCTTGGTAAACAGGCTGGCAGTAGCTTCTAAACTTGAATTGGTAGCAAGTGCCACTTGATGCACACCCGCCATAGCTTGCTGAAAGTTACCACCTTCGCTGGTTGCAATATTGATTCGTGCTGAAAGTGTAGTATACGAATCCGCTGCCTGAGCAATTTCCCTCACACCGATACCAATACCAACGGCGGCCATAGCTCCCGCAAGAGCAGTCGCTGCAAATCTAGCCGCTCCCATCCCTTTAGAAAGATTGGAAATACCTGAATTTGCTTTTTCTGCCGCCGGTTCAACACCGTGAAGCTCATCTTTAAGCTTCTCAATCTGTTGCTCTGTAATTTTAGTTATACGCTCAACTTCTTCTGCAGGAAGTTTGCTATTAGCCTTAAAATCCTCTAGTTTTCGTTCAAGCGCAGTAATCGCATCATTAATAACTGTAGGCGGCTTAATGCCTAGAGCTTCATAGATTTCATGTCCGGTCTGCTTTGCGCTGGTTGTAGCCTTATCTGCACTGGTCGATACACTATGCATTGCAGAGGATGCTTGTGTATCAAAATCTGCAAATGCTGCTTTGGTCAGATCAACTGCCTGTTCAAGACCTTTGACCTTTTCTCCTGCAGCCTTAATTTCATCAAGAGTAACAGCTTCACTACTTTGTTCTAAGGCAGAGAAAGCATTCTTAGCTGCCAGCAGTTCACTTTCAAGCGTATTAATACTGCTAGTGCCGATACTACCAATTCGCTCAATTTCTTTGGTACTGAGATTGGCTCCCTCACCCATTGACTGAATTGCACGGGTCGCAGTCTGAGCTTCACCTACTACTTGGCCAAGATCTACCGAGCTAAAACGTTGCAACTGATTAATCGAAGACTGGGTAGCATTGTCCACGCCACGCATGGCATTTACAGCAACGTCCTGATAGTAATTAAAAGCACTGGACGTTTCTTTAATAGCATCTTCAATACTTAAAACACGCTGCTTGGCGATTTCAATATCTTTTAAGGTGCCATCCGTACTTTGCAAACGAACCAATTCAGCTTGAGCAGCTTTTAGTGCCGAGTTAAGTTCATTGAGACCTTGTTCACCAGTGCTCGACATTGAGCGTAGCTCACCTGCACTGATAACCGATTTGTCACCAAGAGCTTCAATCTCCTTGGCCGCTGTAAAGAATTTGGTACCCAGCATTTCTGCAAGTTGAAGCGCATCACCTGGAATGGCTTCACCGATCTCAAAACCTGCCTTATTTGCCTTGGTTGCCGTATCCTGAAGTTCGCTTCCTAGATTATTGATCTTGGTAGCAGCCTGATCAGCTTTCTTCTGCAAATCATCCGGAACTATTTTTCCAACTTCCTGAGCAGCTTGTTCAGATGCAGCCTTCATTTTTTCTGATTCTTGTTTTATTGCGGCGTAAAGGGCCTTGGTAACACTCTCTGAATCCTTAATATTTGATACATAGTTTTTAGTATCAGCTTCCATCACAAGCTTAAATGTTAATTCTTTACCGGCCATGTTCTTACTCGCAATAAAAAACCCACCGAATGGTGGGTTAAGTGAAGAAATTAAAAAACTTTTTGAGGTATTTGCTCTTTATGTACAAACTTACTCCAGTGAAAGAACATCCTTGTTCACTTATATCTCTTTATTCTATGCACTCATGTTCTGTTCATGTCCATCAGGTATTTCTCTGCCTGTGCATGAGTAATCGAAATCAAACTGCATCTACAGCCTTCTTGCGGTCTGCTCCAATGCTCAACAGCATGTTCTTGAAACTCCTTATCAAGAATATTAAATACTTTGCTACTGAAACCTTTACAAGTTTCCGGAGTATGGTCATCAATAATGGGTGCCCATAATAAGTAGCTCGAGTTCTTATCCTTGCTATGCTCATAAATATCTTTAACGACCAGACAGTTAAAAACAAACATCTGTCTATTTGCAAACCAAGCGCGATAATCACGACTGTTTTCCAGAAGTGTCCAGTTCACATGAGGTCGAATATGATCAGGGACTAAAGCAATATATCTTTCAGCAAATTTCTTGAATAAAATTCTATTACTTTTAAGCTTCTCATTATCAAGATGACTCAGGAGGTCTAGTATCTCATGCTTAAAAAACTTTGAGTCGGCACCACATGCCACCCCCATATTCACTAACTCTCTTTGCTCGTCACTGCTGAATGAGTTAAACCATTTCTTATATGCTGCTCTACTTTCCGCTGTTAATACTCTTTTCATGATTAAGCTCAAGTGCACTTTTATAATACCGACCATTCTAATCGGAAATGGTAAATTTAATTATGTGAAAATGTTACATAATTCACACTATTTCTTCTTTTAGCTCATCAAGAAACTTCTTTAGTTCTTTAGCAGATGCATGCTGAGCGGATCTCACTACACTGGTCAGTGCTGCAAGCTTATTCCGGTAATCCTTCTGGGCTGATTTTAGATACTCACTGTAAGCACCATAAGTCATATTCATGATTTCGGTATGAGTATGACCAGCACTGATCAGCAACTGGAATGAGTCAAACCAGGTTGAATCTTTATCTTTTGTTGCCTGCTTTTTATTACGGTGTTTAGGCTGATCTTCTTTAAAGTAAGCGCCGTTGACCTGTAGTACTGCTGATAAAACTTCTTTAAATTTCTGTTCCGAAGTATTGGCAAGATCAATCAAACTAGCTACTGGAAGCTTGGTGGCCAGACTGCACATACCCAGCACTTCAATTGAATGAGTCTTAAAAAGTTGAGTTAAAATTTCATCTGAATAATCTTTACCCTTTAAGAAGCCTTTTACCTTTTCGGCATGTACCGCCCATTGGTCAAAATCTTTCATCTGGATCTGGTGAACTTCAACATCATTCACTGTGATAGAGCGATTAGCTGCTAGAAAAAAATCATTCATGATGGAATCTCAAAATAAAGTTCAGGAAATAAAAAAGCACCCGAAGGTGCTTCATCTGTATTGGTTTAATATCTCTTGCAATTTGAACTCTATCTGTGAATCGCTCAGCTTAGGTAACTTTATCAGTTTCTCTATATCATCTTGAACTTGGTAAACAAAATAAAGGGTGGATCCCTTATCGTATTTGATTACTAACCCATTGCCCTGCAAATTTCTTATTCTTTCATTTATCTCTGGTTGTTCACCTGCCAAAACCAAAGTATAAAAAGAACCCTTTTTTGATAAGAAAAAGGCAAACTTGGTCAAGGCCATTGCGTGCAGATAAAAATCTTGCACTTCCTGATATAGCGCTGGTGTCATTTAATAAATCCAATCAACACTGAAGGTCAGTTTTTACCTTTAAAAACCGTACCATACAGGTTAATAGAATACTTTTTATCCACCCAAAAGAAAAGATATCCAAAGGTATTAAACGATAAACAGGCACAAAAAAAGACGCTCATGCGTCCCTGTGCCTGCATTTTTGGATTTAGTTACTCAGCTTTAGTATCAAGCTGCTACATTAAAACGATCAATGTGGCCAAACATGCTAACTTCAGCATCATTTACCTTGGTAATGTCAGCCAGACATTCGCCCTCAATATCGTAACTAGAGAAATCCTCATTGATCAGATCAAATTCTGTTTCCGGTGAAAACTCCACACGCCATAAGGTCACGGCAACCTTATCCCCTTTATAGGTATCAACACCTTTAAAGAAGAAGCGGTATTCATTGCCGATATCGTTTGCAATCGCCGTACGTGTTAATTTTCCGGCTTTACCTGACCACTTAACGTCACCAGTCGGTGCAATATTAAAAATCACTGTACCGAATGCCGAATCGAGTACATAGGTACTGGCATCAATATCTGTATCAGCGCCGTCTTTAAACTTAACTTCTGATAGATTACGCTCACCCAGATCAATCATGGTCCCAGCTTCAACAGTACCTAGTGAGCGATCAGCGATAGTGCTTGCAGATACTTCAGTAACTTTACCACTCATCACCATGGCAAGATTTTGCTTGGTTACCTCTTCCAGGGTGCCGTTTACAGATACTCCTGTCTGCTTTCGTAGTACTGCATCTTTCGTACGAAAACCTGTTTTTGACTCATAGTGATCGGTTGAATCCGAAGTAATTTGAAGCTGCAGGGCCGGCATACTTCCTACTGGAAACATACCTGATACTGCACCATTAATAATTTTAGCCAGGAACAGTTCACCCTGTAACGAAATAACGTCTGGTTTATTTCCCATCTGCTTTTACCTCTTTTGTAGTTTTTGCTGCAGCTGGTTTCGACTCTTCAGAGGGCTTTTCTACCTCTTTGATCGTACCTGCATCTAATTGCTGTCGGATTTCAGCATCGGTGAGTCCACCCACGAAATCCCCTTTTTTGAAACGCCCTAATGGTTGTTGGGCTACATATTGCTTTGCTGCCATGACTGGCTCCTAGATAAACATTTTGGATTCAAACACCAAAGTGATATAGACGCATGTTGGAGAGTAGTCCTCTTCAACTGCAATCAGGTTTAAAGGTCGTGCACTTGAAGCAGGCTGCCAACCTGATAATAATTCCAGGACTTGTTGCGTTAGTGCACCAGCACGATCCAGAACTGCAGAGCCATCATTAAGCTGTGCCGAAGCATGACGCTCAACCACCGTAACTTCCCATTGCTGGGCCAGCATGTTCATTGATGACTTTGCAACATCATCCAGCTTTCGGATACGGCGGTAATAGACCTGAGCATTTGGTGTAACCTGTGATAGCTCTGTAACATTTGCAGAGTTGGCCGGGGTATAAATCTTTTTAAGACCTGAAATCCCGTTGAGTTTCTCTGCAATTTCATCGCGCACCGCAAAGAAGTTTTTATCGCTCATCAGTTAAATGCTCCACGATATCATTTAATACATCCTGCTCATCCTGTTCGGTCAAACCCAAAAATGGACGGGCTGGCATATTGATGATGTAAGCCTTACCCATAGATTCCTGCATGAAGTTAGAACGGGATTTACGGACAAATCTGTTACCTACCGTGCCATCACGTCCCTGACGAAAATAGGTACGACGCATTCTTGCTTCATGACGTATTTCACCGCCGAAGTGATGAATTGCGCCATAAACCACGTCAGTACCAATTTCTACTCCACTCTGCAGCACATTATGAGTAATGGAATCCATCAGCCGTGAAGTCTTACGCAAAGTGGTACCGCCTTCACGTTTAACTCGGCCAGACAAACGCCATTTTCCTTCAAGTCCTTCGCCCTGCGTCCATCTATTACGGATATTGCTTACTATTGTTTGGCCAATCGTATCGAACAGTCTCTGTTGCGTTTCTTCAAGACCTGAAAGACGATGAAGCGCTTGCATTACTGCTGACTCACCATCAGCATCGATCTTTATTACAACACCAGCCATACCTCCTCCCTATTTAAATGAAGGCATCTTGTCTAGCGTTTCATCACCAAACACACCACCGATATAACTGGTTCCAATGGGCATTGAGGTGGGCCGGCCCTTGGGCTGATCATCTACAATTTCATTGGTTACGGTCTGGATCTGTAGATGTGCTTTTTCGTCTTGTACCCGTTCAAGAAATTTAATCGCATCCTTATAACGGTTACGTACTTCTTCAGTGGGTTGCTGGTAATAAAGCCGGTAACGGGCAATATCACAGGCCATGCGGTTCAGATTGCTGGGCACATTGGGAAGAGGCAGAGGATAACGGCCACCGATATAGCCGTTAATCTCTTCTGCCGCATCCTGAAGTGCTTCATTGATAGAAGCTGCTGCATCTGCATGCATCAGCTTTAGTTCTTCAATGTCATCAGCAAACCGCTTCACCATGTCTGCTTCTGTTGCGTACATAGATCACCTTACTTGGCTGCATCAGCGCCCTGTTCAGCTGGCTTGTCACTAGCCTTAGACTTAGACGCTGGCTTAGCCTTTTCAAGCTCAGCCACTTTTGCCTTAAGTTCAGCAATTTCCTGCTCAGCCTTGGCTTTATCAGCAGCAGCGGTCTGATTGGCTTCAGTTAAAGTAGTATTTTCTGCTGTCAGCTCTGTATTAGCCTTTTCAAGCTCAGCCAGACGTGCTGCGGTACCATCTGCTTTAGGCTCTTCCGGCTCCTGATATTCTTCAATAGCGCCAGATGCTAAAAGGGCCTGAAGTTGTTTAGCTTCAAGCCCTTTGATTTCATCACCTGGCATAAAATGCCCGATGGATTGTTTTGCTGTGTACTTCGGCATTTAAGCCTCCTTATAGAGTAATGAAGCCACGGCCACCAACAACGCCGTTTTTGTTAGAAGGAACAACCAAAGGAGCAGATTCAGTCATCAGCATAATGCCGCTTGGATCTTCACAGTACCATTGACGGTCAAAGTACTGCTGAGCCACGCCATTAGCGGTCATGTTCTTAATCTTGCAATGGGCCACTGAACCATTGGTATCCGAGATCAGACTGAAATAATCTTTCTCAATGAAGCGGTTCACCTTACCCTTATGACGGTAGGTTGCATCGTAAACCCAGAACTCCACTCCATCAAAAGTACCTTTCAATGTCGGTTTCTGGCTTACACCGAAGCTTGGTACAACTGGTACAGAGATCCCTGCATACGGTGTCACAAATTCCTTTTTGAAATCTGCATCATTCCATAAGGCCTGCCACACCAGACCAGACATCAGCGCCATTTTTGCTTCACCACCATCTGCTTCGAGCTGACGTTCCAGCATACGGCGGATATCATCCACCGGCTTGGCACCTGCCTGTCCCCATGCTACAAGTGGCGTGTAATTTAGGGATGCATCACGCTCATAATCAACCAGGTTGTATTCATAATCATCAGAATGCAGCAGATATTTGCCATTTTTCAGAAGATCAATGGCCATCATTAGAACCGAGTTATCAATCGCGTCATGGTTGCGTTTCATGACAGCAATTTGAGAAATCACCATCTTTTCCTGTTCAGAGAGCTGCTGGTTACCGGTAGAGATAATCCCCGCAGTGCGTAAACGCTCTAACAAGGCAATTTCAAAAGTATCTGCAGCAGTCACCTGATTTTTAGGTTTGTAGTATGCCGGTTTAACATGAGTTACTTTTGCAGACTGAGTAGTTTCAAATGGCTTACCTGGCTGATTTGGTGATACCAGCGGGGCCAGATCATGATCAGCAGAAAGCTCAGCTAGTGGCACATCATCCCGGGTAAACAGTGGACGGTTTGGAAACAGGCGATCTAGCAGCCATGTATCCATTGGACGGTAATTGCTATGAATGAGAGCAAGCTCACCCACATCCAGAAGTTCAAGTGGAGTACCGTCAATATTAAAAGACTGTGGCATGTTGATTACACCTTAGAAAGTTCGATTTTGTTTTTGGTTGCTTTGGCACGGGCAGCATCATATTTCGCCTTGTCCAGCAACGCCCCATTTAAAGACACGGCCTCAACGTTAAATACGCCGCCGTAATACACCGGAATTTCAATCCCATCAGCCGCTTTAATGGTTGCTTCGGCTGCGGTAACGTTCTGGCCACAGATCACATCCCAGGATGATTCATCTGCAGCATGAGTCAGTACATTGTCATCAGATAGTGTCAGTAAATCGCCGTAATTGTAGGCGGTACCTGCAGTTACCTTGCCATTGGCACGGCGCAGCTTTTCATTGTCGAGTACCAGTTTACGTGTAGTAAGTGATACCGGTGGAATATAGTGAATAGGCATAAATTATTTTCCCTTGTTTTGTTCAGCGAAGGCTTTCGCACCTGCTGTGAATTGATGTTCCTTGTTACCGCCCGATCCGCCTTGTCCACCAGTAGCCTGATGATTGAACAGGTAGTTCAACGCAGGATTTACACTTGGTGTTTGTTGTTGCTGCTGGCCAGCTGGTGGCTGCTGTCCACCTGCAGAGAACTGTCGAAGCTGCTTTGCAGTAAAGGCAAAGACGGAATCATCCATATTGGTATATGCAGTTTTATCTTCAGCACTGAATTGTGTTTTAAGCTCTGTTTCTAAAGCTGCAATCTCATCAGCACGTTTCTGGGCTTTAAACTGTTTCAGCTCTTCTAGTGCATCATCACGCTCCTTTTCTGCCTGCTGTTTGGCCTGTTGTGCTTTTTCTAGTTCGGTCACGTCTGTGTCCTCTTTGGTTGGGTTTGAATTGGCTTTGCCTGAGAAGGCTTCAATAGTGGTTTGAGTGTCCGCACCCACCCCACAAATTGTGATTTCATGCACTCGCACATTTCGGAATACATGCAATGGACCAGTAAATTGCTGCCCATTTACTTCAACTGTTTTACCTGGTGCAATTTCTTCAATGGATTCTGGATCAGCCCACCATGACATTTGGAATGGATATTCCTCATCGATGTCTTGCACGATTTCTTTAGCTTTTGCATTGCTAAGAAAATGACCTTTTGCCCTAAAGGTTTGGTTGATTTCATATGAAGTGGCTACACCGACACGCTTACCACCAAAATGTTCTTCAACTAAACCAGTTTTAGCTTTTAACTGTAATCCTTGGAGGTCAATCACCACACCTGAGCGACCCCAGTAATAGTGATTGTCGATACGACCACCGCTATATACTTCTGCTTCAAATGTTCGGCGCTTTGTTTCACCATCTTCCATTGTAGTGATCGGAACATTTACAGCAGTAAACTGACAGCGCAAATGCTCCTGATTTAGTTCAGGCATTTTTCATGCTCCATAAAAAAACCTCTGTTTCGAGAACAGAGGTTTACAATTCAATGATATATGTTGGTAGTTTTTAGAGATTAGTTCAGAGAGTGAGGTTGATATATAAACGAAATCAGCTTAGTTATGTGCCTGTCTAATACTTTGAATTTTATAATTTAATGATAATCCTCCATTTCCAAAATTAAGGTTTAATGATTGATTAGCCTGAAGAGGAAGTGCTTCTAAAGTGTTATCAGGTAGGCGTTTAAAACAAGGATTAACTGTAACCAAGTATTTATCTTTGTCATCAGGACATAAATGTAGACGACAACTGTCAAAATCACAGATTTGGACAGAGTAATCAGTCATATAACCAGTATAACCTTCTGTTAGAGTAGCTCTTCCACCTATAAAATCAGATAAAAAATTAACTGGTCTATCGCTTTCAACCACAATACTCAGATCGTTTTGAGTATCTTTATTCTCCGTACCCTCTTGTATTAAAAAAAGAAAATACTTCATTCCTACCTCATGTAAACTATTATTTTAGTGAACACAATCTATATACTAGGTAGAAATCCTTTTCAATATGTAAAATATTTCGTCACTCACTATTTGCCTTGAAACTACCTGAAAAGATATGCCTAAGGGAAACAGTACGCCTTGCCCTGCATTTAACTTTTCCAGATCAATGCCTAAACCTTTAGCATTTTCAATCTGAATCACAATATTTGAAGCAGAACCTGCAAGCAGTAACGGCGCATCCAATGTAATGACCTTACCTACCTCCAATAATGCAGCGTAGGCTAGTGGAGCTGATCCAGCCACTGTAGTTGCACTATTCGATGCCACTGCCTGTAGCCTGCCTAAATCCTCCTTCAACCAGCGTTTAAGCACTTCCTCAGCCAGAGTAATAGGGGGCTGCTTTAACTGCGCCGTAAGAACTGAATCATTACCCTGTACATAGTTCAAAAAAGTACGAATCGCACTTGGCCGGATATCTGGATCAAGTGGAATCACTGTATTGGCCACCACATCAAATAAGTCCCGAGTCTTATCATCCATTGGAGCAAATAAACTGGCCAACTTTTTACTTGCTGTCCACTCGGCCTTGATGATCTCTTTCTGCTCCAGCAAAAATGCTTTATTCAGGTCAGAATCCAGAATCTTCTGGTCCACCAGACCTGATAGATCGCCATAGGTCATTGGACTGGTACTCCAGCCCATCTCCTCAGCCACCTCCGGTAGCTGATCATCTGGCGTAATACCGTATTTTTCCGCCTGCTTTTCAGTTAATGCAATCACTGTACAGCGACACATGAAGCCCCACGGCGGGTAATACATGAGCCAGAATGGATCATCGATATGACGGATAATCCGGTTCAATGCCAAGTGACTTGGACGGACCCGGCTATCATCGATAGCTGAATACATCAGGTATGGTCGCTTGTCTCTATTGCGTTGCTGCTGTTGCCAGCGCCCATGACTATACGCCGTCTGAATATTGGTACGAAAAACGTTCTTGAGATAAGGCTCACTTAGCTTGATCTCATTTTCAGCGACCAGTTTCTTAAAGTCCTCAAATGTCGAGCCATCTGCAATAGCCTTGTTTACAGCGGCTATCACAGTCTGGATCTGTTCTATGCTCGATAAAAAACTGACCGTGGTGGCCAGTTGTCGTGTCTTGAGATCCAGAGAGTAAAACTCATCAGGCAATACGATTTTACGAGACCGGGCAAACTGTAAGGCCTCAAGAAATGTGACTGGTTGCATTGGCGGAATCCTTACTATAAACATGCCTTGCATTCAGCCAAAACTTGAAATATTCATCACGAACATCAAAGTAATGGCCCAATTTCTTACGCTGATATATTGAGAATTCATCGAAAACCAGTCCACAATATTTGGTGCAAAACTCTTCAAACTCATCATATAACGTCTGAATATCTTCCATCACTTCCCTCCACTCGCCATCACATACCCTAGTACATCACCTGCATATAAAGCCCGCTCAAGATTCGCCGTGAACTGCGACTGACTGGCCTCAGGCATGATCTGCATCAGATTAAAGGCTAGCTCTTCAGGAGTTGTACTCTTCTGCAGAAGCTCATTTACCTGGGCATTGCTTAAGAGTTCCATGTTTCGCTGTGCATCAGTCAGCTCTTCTACTTCCTGCTGTTCAGGTGAAAGTTTTCTGGCATTTGCTGCGAAGCTAAAGGCTTTATGCGGTAATGCATTGAATTGCTGTATTGGCGTGATATCTGAAGCTACCCCAACCTTGAAATGCTCAGGCTTGATACCGTAGGTTTCAATGATGTACTTGTCATTAAACTGCACACCTAGATCTTTAAGCTTCAAGTCCCGCTCGACCACTTTGACATTGAGGTCCTGTTCACCGCCTAGAATGATCGTATGCTTATCAAATCCATTGAGGATACAAAGAGCATCAATCAGTTCCTGGACTGTCGGTGAAATCATGCGTAAGTCAGAATTACGTTTGTCCATCCTGACTTCATTGTGCACCACTCCAAGCGCCTTACTGCCACCACCGTCATTCTCAGATGTCATTGTTTGGCCAAGAACAACTTTCTGCACACGGCGTACCATGACCTTATCAAAAGCTTCAAATGCAGAAGCACCTGCACCAGAGAAGTTAGTTCCCACTGTAGTTACGTCATCATCAGCATTAATAGACAAGATCGATTGTGCATGGGCTGTCAGCAAGGCTGTAGTCATCGCATCAATATCTGATTGCTCACCATCTTTTACCTTCCCTACAAGCAAGGGAGATCCAAAGCGCTCCAGGAACTTTACCCAAAATTTAGTGGAGTTAGTTTTGAAGAACCAGATCCAGTACAGCTTAGTGAGTAATGCTTCCCCATAAGGCTGCTTATAAGATGGTTTACGGCGTGTCAGAAAGAACTTGAGCGGATAGGCTTTAAATACATTTACTTCAGCACTGGACTGGGGCTTACGGAAGATCAGTTCACCATTATTTTTAGGCTCAAACCATTCCAGTGGCTTGACCATAATCTCGGCAAGAGTAAACCGACTATTCTCATCAATCTTATAGTTAGCTTCCAAAACTGAGTAACCGTAGGGACACGCTTCCCATGCACCCGATACAATTTCAAAATGCCATTTGGTGAAAAGCTCTTTTAAAAAAATAGTTTGCTCACCATGATCTTCTGCAAATCGCCACGGCGCATTTAAAACTGCATCAAGCCGAGTTTCCATTGCCTGTGATATTTCATCATCAGTCATTAAGATCGAAAGACGTTGCCGAGAAAGTCCAGCTTGACGTAGAACTTCATCTAAATCTGCAGCACGTCCCATTGCAAAAGTAAGATTCTCTATAGCTACACTGGTCATTAAACCTGCTGATTTTGGCTTGGCTTTCTTAGCCTTCGCCTCTTTTGCCTTCGCCATAAAATTTCCTATCAAAATATTCTTGAGCCACCAGTGCTCGGTTTTCCTCTTCTACGCCCTTTAGATATTTTCTCCAGGGCATAACGGATTGAATCGATGTAGTGGTTATAGGCATCAATGATGATCGGTAATACCTCATCCGTTAACCGGTCTTTTTTATAAGAGTAGTTTCTAAACTCATTTAGGGTTTCCTTACACCGAGGGTGAATATAGACCCGCTTGAATGACTGGATAAAGGCAATACCATCCTCGACTGAACCCTTTCCTTTTTCACATGCCTTGATACGGCTTAATCCGTTTCGTTTTAGATGGCTAATAGACTCGGGTCGTGCGTTATCGGCGTAGATTGCATAATCTTCAAAATCAGGGATGAGTTTTGACAAGAACTCTACCGTATCATCCAGTTCTAGCCCTACAGCGCCTGCCTCATACTCAATCCAGAGGCAATCGTCATGAATCCATGAACGTGTCGCGGCCAGCGGATCATGAGCAAAGCCAAAATCCAGACCCTGATATGGTCCATCCCAGCTATAGGGATCAGGCTCAAACTCCTGAATTTCAAACTTGTTTCGAAAGATCTGTGCTTCAGATAATTCCAGATACACTCCCTCCCAGATCCAGCGATAGGTTGAATCATCCAGAGTGGCCTGATCACGGCGGCGCTCGATTTCAAGGACCTCAGGAAACCACGGGTTATCGGTATAGTTCATCTCTACACCGAGACCGATCAGTTCACCGGTCAGGTCATCATAAATTTCTTCATGTCTGAAACGTGTACTGGTCGCACTATCACGTCGTTCAGGGTTCCAGGTAATCCACACCTCAGAGTTATCTTCACGTACTGTAGGTAGTAACTTGCGCCATGCCATCTCAGAAACGGTTTCAGCCTCATCTACCCAGCACAGCAGAATACGCGCTTTAGACTTGATGCTGTCCAGGTTGTGGCGTAGACCAGCGAATCCATAGCTCACTCTTTTATTTTTAGTACGAATGAAGTTCTCACCCATCTCGTAATAGTTTTTTAAAAAAGGAACTGAGCGAATCGCCTGTTTTATTTCTTCCATAGATGAATCAGCTAATGAGTTCATAAACTCACGCGCACCTAAGATTAACCCGCTCACACCAGCCTCGGCATATATATAACCTTTGATCGCCGTCATCAGTGCAAAGCTTCTGGTCTTACCTGAACCACGGCCACCCCATGAAGACCTGTAACGGATATTGCTGGTGCTAAATAGCGGGATAAGTTTAGGCGGTAATTCAATCTGTACCTTTGACATTAGGAGCCACCAGTTCAATAGTTGTAGGTTTATTGATTGATTCCCCTTTACTTGTATGGTCAACCTCTTGTTTATTGGTATACAAACCGCCCATCTCTTTTGCAGCCTGCTCAGCCCATTTGGGAGTAAATACCGGGTTATTGGGAAATGTCTCAACAAGGTTCTGTAAAAGTTGGAGGCGGTAACGTTTATTCGCTATGGGGATAGCTTCAAGCTCATCATTGGCCTTACGACGATATTCAAAAAACTTATCCCTGAGTTCCTGGCTTAGATCCTGCCCTATACGCTTTGTTGGATCGTAAGCCTCACATTGCTGCGGGGTCACATCGATATTGAAAACTTTCTTAACTTCTTTAGATGCTTGTGTGGGAGTTTCAAACTCAGCAAGCATCCTAACGATGAATAGTTTCACCTTTTTAGTGATACGTGCCATTTCCACCATTCCATCTAAGTACATCTAAGTAAATAGGCAAAAAAATATTTAAACCACTTTCAAATAACAGGTTCCACAAGCATGATGCACATCTGCTTTTGAAAGTTCCGGTCGTTGATTTGCCGCCTCAACCATTTTCTTAACATTTTCATTCGCTCCATAACGGCGAACCACACCAGTAAACTCTTCTACATCATGTCCACGTATTTCGAGCTTGGGCATACCTGTTTCCCGGTTATAGATAGGCATCCCAAATTCATTAAGCTTGTGGGCAATATGATAAAGCTCATGTTCGATTAGGGCACAAAAGGAAATATCATCCGTGTGTTTGGCGTATCTTGCATCAATGGTGATGAGATAATCAGGTATTGCATTAAACCACTGATGGTATTGTTCCTCTTGCCGCGCTTTCTTCCATCCACCCGCATTGATCATGATTTTTTCTGCCGTGCCTACTACGAAACGACCCTGCTTCATAAAACCGCCGTTAGCCCACATGACAGCGATATTCGGCCAGTTAAAGAAACTTAAATGCTGATGATCTGGGTTAAACAGTTCTGATTCCTGATTCAGAAATACAGCCTTGATCCATTGCCACAGCTCTGGGGCTGGCGAAAAATCTGGAGTACCCTGTTGAAAGATCCAATCCGGGGGAAATGGTCTTACTGGTACCATAAAGCCAACTTCACTCATAAATTACACCCATTAAAAAACCTCCCGGAGGAGGTTTATTTTTAGTTCAGTGATTAGTATATTTTAGATAACCGGGAGCTAATTACTTTCCATCCAATCCCTTCTTGCTTTTTAACTAAAATAGTATCTTGTAGAGAGGGACCCGCATTTGAATCATCATCTGCAAATTTCCCAGAAGTGATTTTAAATAGATTTTCATTAAGCTGCTTAAACTCACTAATAAATCCATAATTAATATGCTTATCTACATCTTCGCCAAAAGGATAATTACTTATAACTATATAGTTATCTCTACCTGGCAACTTAGCTAATTCAGTTAATACTGATAGCTGACTTCCAGAGCCACCAGCACAACCAATGTCTCCACCCCAAAGAATTAAAACAGTAGTTTGCTCCCAATCACTATTGCCTTTCTCAATAATATAGGCATCCCTAGAAGTTGTTAAAATTTTAGAAAATTCGTTCTTTTCAAAAGTATTTTCACAAGCAATTGTTTTCGCATAATTCTTTACAACTGCTAATGCTTGGTTTTTTTCAACTAACTCTGAAGCAGCTTGTGCTTGAAAAGAAAGAAACAACCCCGCTAATAGAAATTTAAATTTCATAGTTCCAACTATATTGTAATTTTGCAATATATCTATATCAGATTAAGTCTTATAAGCCTACTTCAAATCATTGAGGATAGTTAGAATTCTCAGACTTTCTAACACTTCCTGTGTTCATATTCACTCCAAAAAACCCCTTGAAGGGGGTTTAATTCAAACAAAAAAAAGAGCGCCTAAGCACTCTCATATTTCATAAAAAACCGCACTAACTTTAGTCAATGCGGCTTTTTATTCTTACCAAACTTAAATAACGCTATTCGATTTCTTTCCAGAAAGAGACATATAGTTTGAATTCTGACTTTATGAGAAATGCACTAATTAAAAATGCAGCCCCAATTACCAGAAACATTATATCTATATTCATAAACCCCACCAATTCAAGGATAATTCCAAGAATGCACAGTGCATAAAAAACAACTACGCCTAAATTTTCTTTCATTTACTTCACCAGGAGAAAATTTGCTTTCTGCAAATTTGAACTGGCATATTTACATCAAAACTTCTTTAAATGGAAGAGACTGAGAAGTCTATCCGATAAATATAATTTTTGGTTATCTGGTTAATATTTTGCAAACCTCTTACTTTCTTTTTCTCCATGAGAGAAGAACCACTCAAAACTAGCTTAAGACTATTGTTCAGTTATTTAGGTGTTATAAGCACCACCAATAAGTTATCTTCTTCTAGCCAGTCAAACTCATACCCTTTAGCATCATAGTAAATTTCCAGTTTCTCTACTACTCCAGGCTCAATATCAGAATATTTCTCTTCAAAACTTATAGCCGTATTTTTATTTACTTCCAGCTTATTATTGATACTAGAGATTAATCTTTCATAAGTAATTCTATAATTAGACATGATAAAAACTTCTTAATTTTTCGGCAAACACCTAGCTATATCAGAGCCCTAGCAAAATAAATATAGTATAAATGTCTAAGTAATTTTAATTAATTTAATCAAATAGATTGCATAAGTTATTTTAAAAAATCTAGGATTTGATCTGTAGTTATGAGAATAAATTTTAAAAGATCTCATAAGGTGTTTAGAGCTTATGATATCTTCAATAATAAAGTTAATTCCTTTCATACTTTCAGTTCATCCATTATCCTTAAGCCACTTGGGCTTCATCCAGAATAAGCTGAACCGCACTCTTTAACTTTATTTCCAAATCAGGATCTGCCTTATTCATGCGCCACTCATGCCTGGGAGTAGGATTATTTCCGGCATATCCTATATCTGAAAACAAATATACGCATTCATCAGAGAGATGAGCGCTATAAACAACCTCTTTTGAATTACCATGTGTTTTCTCTAATACCTGTAATGTTTTCAGTATATCTGAATCACTCATATTTAAAATCTCTCTCATTAAATAGAAAAGCTCATACTGGGAGTGATATGAGCTTTCGGTAGATGGATATTTAAAGCTAATAAACTAATAATGAAGGGTTAAAAAAACCTGCTTTCATAGAGGTAAAAGCAGGTTAAGGGGTACTACTACACACACTCTTCTATCGGAAGGAAAGTGATAGAATTAATATTAATATAATTTAAAATTCAAATATATGTAGTTGTTTTAATAGCAATAACGGTGTGCTTAATGTATCTCATGTTGTTTATTTATTAAACATAGCTTGAAATTAAATTAGAGATTTTTAAATAAACAATATAAACAAATTTCTAAAAATCTGTCTCCAACTAAAATCTTATGAATAAAAAAAACCTATCCTCTTAAGGATAGGCTGATGAGGATTTGTATAGAACTAAGTGTATACAAATTCATTAAAACTTTAAGAGCCTTTCTTTCAGGGAGAAAAGACAATTAAAGTAGGTTACCAAAGTACCCTTAAGTAAAAAGGGTCATTTGAATATAGACAAAATATCGAGTTTCTTGAGTAATTTTTTTGGATAATAGAGTTAATAGTATGTATCGTATTCACTCACTAATATTCTTTTATTTGCTAGTTCTTCAAGCATGTTCTTATTCTCTGATCCAATATATAAAAATAAAACCTGCGGGGCAGGTTTTATTTTATATATCTTCAAGATTAATTGAATAACTTTTTAAAAAATTAAATAAGCTAACTTAATATTGAAACAGAATAAATCAACTATGGCTTAAGGTATAAAAACTGTCGGGCTGTCGAGATAATAAATCTACAAAGTCAGGAATAGTTTCATTAGTCAACAAATAGGGATTAAAGCTCTCTTTATGCTTATCCATAAAGAAATTTATAACATCTTTATGATAGCTCGCATATTTCATATGCCATTTGGAGAACATTCGTTCATCAATATTTTCTAAGAACAGCACTTCACATTCTTCATGACGTGGATCTTTAAGAATCTTCTGAAAATAAAGATGTTCAACTTTTTCCCTCTCCCCTTCAAGGCATTGGACAAAGTAGCCATTGCCGTAATAGAGAGCACCATAAATCTTATGAGGCGTATTAAAGTTTAATGCTTCAGTAAGAATGTTGAACAGCTCATTCATAGGGTTGGCACAATCTTTTAGCTTACTTACATACAACAGTCTTACATCTTCCACATTAACCTCCTGACCTAACTAAATAGTAACCACGTAAAAACCGTAAAAAAACATTTTAAAATTTTTGTAAGTAATTACTTATAGCTGCAAGGTGTTTAGTTTATGATGTAAGGTCCCTAAAGATAAAATTTTCATTTATCCAAGTCAGCTTTGTTGAAAATGCAATAGGTAACGCAATTGAGTTAAACCAAAGAATGATTTAAGACTCAAAGAAGATATATCCCCGGAATTTAAGCGCAATATTAGTTCAAACAATTAGTTAAAGATACTAGTGATAAAGACTAATTTGTAATCAATGCAAATAGAACTCACTTTAGTCAAGATCAATACAGATAAACAGTAATTCACCCCCTTTCTTTCTAACCACATGAAGCGTCAATGATCTTGTTGGTATTTGAAGCCTTAATAACTGTAATCCGGTTTGGTCGATAATCTTCTGTAACAGCCTCACCTACTCTTGCATAGCGAAGTATCTCTGAATTGGTCATCTTTTTGATTTCCTGATCACTTAAATCAGTTCTCCCTACAAGCTCTTTGGCCCGAAGTGGCAAACACTCATGGAGTGTATCTTCTGCTTGTTTATCTGTTTTTTGTTCAGATACGTGATCAATATCTGACTGATAATTTGAACATGCACAGAGAACCGTCAGTAAAAATCCTGAAGCAATAAATTTTTTCATATTTTGGAACTTCACGGTGGGTATTTAGTAAATAGTGAATCATCAATCTGCTTTTAGCTGTTGTGTTCTCTTATGCACTTTTTTATAAAAGTTATCAGATCTAGCTTTTACTGAAGAGTTCTTTCTTTTAAAGTAGTTCACAATATCTTGATAGCCTTCCTCTTTTTCATCCGCTAGAGGAAAGGTTTTTTCTTTTTGTGTAAATATAGTTTCAATCAGGTTTACATACCAATTAATAAAACTTTGGGTAAGCTCCCGATCAGGTATTACACTGAAATCTATCCGTGCTTCTATACCCCATCTTTCTATAGGTTTTAACGTTTTTAAATAGCTTCGAGTAAGAGGAATCTTAATTTCTTTACTTTTAGTTTTAAATTTCAATTCGGTGAGTAAAAGATTTAAGTCCTTTAAACCATTAGTACTAAACCCGTATTCTCTATATACCTTCACATAGGTTTCTTGAGCAAGGCGCTGATAATTTTTGATAATAGTTTTCAATGTCTAATCCATTTGCATTGATTTTAGATACCATACACATCTACTGGTACATTTAACCAGATATTTAAGATTAATTCTTTATAATCGGCCGGTTCTGCGCCTTCCAGCAAGTAAAAAGATTTAATGGTACCATCCTTATTGATTTGAACTCTTTTATACAGCAGGGTCTCTTTATCCTGCGCCGTAAACTCTTCAATAAATTTAAGGATCTCTTCCGAGCCTAAATGCGATGGCTCTACCACCTGGCCGTTATACACACCACCGATGTAATAGGTTGACCGAGCTGACATAAGAACCTCTCTTAGACTTTATTGATTAGAAGCAAGTCTTGATAAAAAATATTCGTTTATTTTTTTAAAAAAAACTTATTTCTAATTTAGCCCACTTAAAATTGCTTAAAGTATCTTTTGTAATACCCATATGTTAAGTTTTTTTAAAAATAGAAAAGCCCATCAAATGATGGGCTTTAACAATGATCAAACGTTAGGTATTAATTTGAATATTTACCCAATTAACGAACTTATTCTTGTCCGTATAATTTGGCATTTCTCCTAAATTGATTATCTCTTTAGTACCAAATTTACCTATAACAAAATTAGGCACCTGAACTCTGAATTCTTCAGGAGTCTCTTCATGTAAGGTTCGAAAATACTCTACGGCTTTCGCGAATCCACTCTCATTCTTAAAACCAGGACGCTCTTGCAAGAAATCATAGACCTGTTCTAGAGCTGGTAAGTAATTGTTTCTAGGCATTCTTTTTCTCTAAAATTGCAGCTTTTCAAATGGAGGTTTATTTTGGATTAATTAAAAGAAAAAATACTTAATAATTATTTAAGATTTGTGTAAAGGATTTTCTATTTTTCTCTTAAGAAACAAGGAATTTATCTAATAAGTTTTTTTCAGTCTATATTCCACCGTTATCCGCTAACAGAGAATAATAAAAATTGGTAAATGTGATATATAAAGTTTAAGTCATTGTCGATTAAAATTTTAAAAACTTATAAGAAAAGCCCGCAAATGCGAGCTTTATTTAGTAGCGATTAAATACAAATTCGCCAAGTTATCACAAATATGCCATAACCTGTGTACACAATCAACTGTTTTCTAAACTAATAAAAAAGCCTGCTTACGGTCTTTTAAGCAGGCTAAAGATAGACATTATATTTTTTGTTTATTGTTATAATTTAAATTATGCTCATTCAAACAAAGTTAATATTTAACAGTAGCTTTCTTTAAAATGCACATAAAGAATACGTAAAATTTTAACCGAAAACCATTTCTTTAATTTCTAAAATTTTCTCAAACTTACCATACCTTTATCAAGTCTCCAAAAGTAAAAAAGCCCGCAAATGCGAGCATTTTCAAAATCGGTTCATGTAATGCGATCTATTACTTCTTGGTTTTCGTATTTTGAATAAATATTCATTTTCGAAGTAAATTAGATTTCAAGTTCGGATACCGACCTTCAATAAATGCCAAAGCACATTTCATATCTTGGCGAATTTGGATAGTAGAGGTATCAAACAAGGTAGCAACTTCCCTCAGTCTTCTATTTTCAATATAAACCTCCCATATCACCCCCATCCACTCTTGTAACGGTTCACTCTCAATCTGCCGTATATCTAAAATAATCCGTTGAAATGCTCTTGCCTCATTGTCGGTTATTTGACAGGTCACTCCACGGCGTACAACTGGTTCTCTAAAACTTTCATCATTCATATATTTTGCAATGAGCTGCTCACGTTGTTTCTGGTTCAACTTACGCGTGGGCAATGATTTGTAGACCAGACGCTTGACTTCAGTATTGCCATTCATCCAGGCACCAAATTGACGGAACCAGTCCTCAGTACTAAAACGTGTCCAATCCGTTGTTTGCATAATTGTTACTGCTGCATTCATCACTTAAAGCCCCCTAATAACCTTTCAATCTGCCGAACCGCCAAACCACTTTTCACTTGCTCTGTACTAAACCGTAATACCTGATAACCCAGCACTGTGGCCGCGTTGTATTTTTCCATATCGTGAATAAACCCTTTGCCCCGTGTGTGCCTGCCACCTGTCCAGATCCCGCCCTCAATCTCGACTAAAATCTTTGTTCCCGTCATATGAAAATCAGCTTTCCATTGCCGTTTTGGGTGAAATTTATATTCCTGTTCAAAACTGATTCTGAGTGCTTTAAGATCGCTGGCCAGCTTTGCCTCTCCCTCACTTACAACCTTCTCCCCTTTCACCTTGCTCTGCCGCTTGGCTTTGGCACGTTTTTTAGTGCCATAGAGCTTGTGGTATTCAGCCAGAGACATACTGGTCATTACGCGCCTACTGCCAGTGAACCATTGAATCCCACCTGTTTCAGGTAAGGCTCCCATTTCTTTGCCTGTACCGGATCAGCCAGTTTCACGGCGATGCGTGCGGCCAGTTTTTCGTATGACTCACCCGGTTCGCTAAAACGCCCTGAGAATTCGGGATGCTGTGAGAGCTTCTGGGCAAAGGTGTGGATCTGTTTTTCAGAAAGCCGATTCGACTGACTTCCCGTGCCTGCCGGTTTAACAGATGCAGCTTGCTGCGGATTTGAATACTTGGTTCGGTAGGCGTTAATCAGCCAGTCAGCAAAGTGATAGATCATCAGATCACAGCTCATGTTCTTGCCCACGTTGTAGGTTTCAAAGGCCCGCTTTTCCCGCTCAGACCACTTCGAGTTCATGAGGGTGTCAAAATTGATGCTGTCATCGGCCAGAAAAATTTCTTCACGAAGTTTTTTAAAGCAAAGCCAGTCTTTTTTATTTTTAGATTCTTCTGAAAGATTCATTGGGAGATTCTGTGTCCCGTTAACGGCACTATTCAAAGTCCCGTTATTGGCACTATTCAATATGCCGTTAACGGAATGATTCCGTTTTTGGGACTGTTCCGTTTCCGGTACTATTTCAGATAAATTTTTTTCCTGTAATGGTGCCGTTTTTGGCATGGTTTCGCGTCCATTGACTCCATTTAACCGGTAGACTTTTACCCGTCTGGTGCTGCCCTTGCGCTCACCGGTATCGACAATCAGCCGGTCTTCTAGCAGCTCGGCAATAATCTTGAGTACAGTCTTGCGTTCAAGTCCGGTGTCTTTTTCAAGACGCTGCATGCTAGGGTAACAGCAATGGTCTTCACCGGCACGGTCTGCCAGCGAGAGCAGGATGAGCCGTTTCAGCGGTATGCGACTACCACCTTTCTTCTCGGTCAGTCCGACTCTCCAGGCCCAGTTGGTTGCATCTAAGCTCATGGCTTCACCTTTTCCTCAGGGTGGCCAGCCGCATCAGCAGGCTGGATATATCCACCGAAATATTTAACTTTGCCGGCACTCATCAGACTGCTTTCGATCTGGGCCGACAGGTACATCGTGATTCTGAAACGGCGGGACATCTGCGCCCTGAACTCGTTCCGGGCCAGTGCAGCATTGGCCTCGTTATGGCCGCGTTTACGCAGGTTGGCTTTGTTGCGCTCGATCAGCTCGTTTAATATGCGTAGCGCCGGCTCGTAGAAGGACTGCACCTGCTGGAGCTGCTTATATTCAGGCAGTGCATCAAACTGATGGTTCATGGAGCCTCCGTAACAAACAGTACTACCGGTTCAGCCAAGCGGCGTTTGGCTTTAAGTTCAGCGAGTGTGGCCGGGCGTATATCCTGCTCATGCACAATCTGCCCACCTTCCAGCCGATAGTAATGGCTGACCTGTTCAGCCTCGACGGTTTGCAGTCCATCCATCGCAATGCGGCTTGCAAACACCACCACATCACCTGCAATGAAATCGCCTTGCACTGCTTTAAGCTCCAATTTGCCTTCAAGGGCATGTTCTGTTAAATTGGTATTCATATTCTTTTCCTCAGAATTGAATAACAGGCCACTTTCCTAGCACTCGGAAAGTGGCTTTTTATTGAATTAACGAAAATTAACTTGTATCTAAAGAAAGTGATTGATAAATTCATTTATGTTCATTCCAGCCTGCTTGAACAGGAAAAGCCTGACCTTGTTCGTCAGGCTTTTTCATTTTGTACAGCAGCTATATATTTCTTCATTTGCTTATTCGCTGCCTGATCAACAGCAGTGATGAAATCAATCATTCTTTGAGCAATTTCGTGAATTTCCTGATATTCATCAGGTGTCACCACACCATCTTCATAAGCCTCATAAACTTTCTGATTAACCTGACCGCTGCAAATGTTGTGCTGCATCATTGCTTCAAAAATAGAAAGCTCACGATGTTTATCGCCATCACAACCTGCCGGAACCAAAGCCATATTTAAGCTATGCGCCCACACTTGGAGTACTGCCGGGTTTTTGGTGTAGTCCAGTAAAGCTTCAAATTTCTTAAGACTTGGCAAATAGTCCATATTGGGATTGCCATAATTCAGAACGGTTTTATGAGAGTCGCCCAGTACTTCAGCAATCTGTTTTGCATCAATACCTGGTGTGTGACGGATCATCTTGTACAGTGCAGCTTTCGCTTCTTTGCTAAATTCCATCTGTGAATCCTTCTGTTTATTCACGTTTACTTAGATATGAGAATTACCTACTCTTCAATTAGTTAATTAATGAGCTACTAGATTGTTTAGAAGGATAATTTAAGAAAATGTGCGGATATTCGAGTTTTATCTTGGCTGGAATGCCACGTACCATCCAATTTTGTACACGTTGCCGATTTGAAAAACCAAGTAGTTGAGCGACCTTTGCAGGGCCACCTAAACTGACAATAGTTTCTTGATCTGCTTTAACTGATATAGCCATTAAAAGCGCCTTAACATTATGTTTAATTAATGGTAAACACTATGTTAACTATTGTCAATTTTCTTGTTTAACACATTTTGTTTACTTTTTTAGATAATAAGTATACTTCTTCACACCGAGTTAATAAAAATGCATCCTTCACTAGAACGCTTATTAAAAATCAGTGGACTTAATCAAGAAGAACTAGCAAAAAGAATTGATGAATCTCCGCAAACTGTAAGTAATTGGAAACGGCGTGGAGTTTCTAAAGCAGGAGCAATTAAAGCCTCAGCAGAGTTTGGAGTTTCTGTTAGCTGGATACTTAGTGGTGAGGAAGCAGGAGAGCGTATTGAAGCATCTAAAGTGCAAGGATGGGATTCAAATACCCCATTAGATGATGATGAAGTTGAGATCCCATTTTTTAAGGACTTTTTAGTTTCATGTGGTTCAGGGAGTACGCCAGAAATTATAGGTGAGGCAACACGAAAGTTAAGATTAAGTAAGGCAACTCTTAATAAATATGGTGTTTATGAAGGTAATGCTTATGCATTAACAGCATTTGGAAACTCCATGTCACCTGTTATTAATAATGGCGCAACTGTATATGTTGATACGGGAAGAACTCAAATAATTGATGGTAAAATTTATGCTATCAATCATGGAGGTTTATTTAAATTTAAATATTTATATCGCATGCCTAAAGGTGGTGTTCGTATTGTAAGTGCAAATAGTGAAGAGTACCCAGAGGAAATACTAACAGCTGAAAATATTATGGAACAAGAGTTTTGCGTAGTAGCATATGCTTTTAATGTACAAAATCCCTTACCATAATTTCTTATGAATTAATTAAGCCACCAAATAAGGTGGTTTTTTTATTCTCTAAACAAAATAAACAAATTAAGTAAACAAATAAATCAACACATAGTAAACATAATTGCTTGACTATAGTAAACGTAGTGTTTACTATAAATTCGTACCCAATAAAAAAAGCCCGCTACTGACTGGAAATCAAACGGGCTTTTCTAACACAACGAGGCAATTATGAAACAAAAACCAATTCAGAGTCAAACGACTCAGATCCTCTTTCAAGAACCTACCGAAGAAGAGATGTACGGTAAACCGCGCTCAATCTTCGCTGACCTTTGCACTTTCCTTTTATTGTTAAGCCTGTTCATTGGTTTGGTCGCCATGCTCCGCAGCTGTGCCGATGATGTTGAAGTTCGGGCAGTTCAGGCACATGCCTATAACGCGAAGTTCTCTAAAACTGATTCTGCTTTAGTTCAGGTTGTGGAGGCGCGTTAATGAATGCAGCCGTAAATCCAGACAAAATTATTCCAATCCGGGCCAGCTCCCTATCCGACCTGTTTGACTGTCCGGCACGCTGGGAAGCCAAAAATCTTTTAAACAAACGCACTCCAGCCGGTGCACGTACGCGCTTAGGTACAGCAGTTCATGAAGCAGTAACCCAGTGGGACTATCTGAACCTGATCGGAGAAGA